TAGGCAAAAAAGCGTTCTTTGCTTGTTGCGTGTTTATCAAATTCGGTTGCTGATACATCTTTCATTCCTCTTTCTCTTATAGTTCCCATTCTAAATCTTTTAATCCTTTTATGACTAATCTAAGTGAATCATAATTTCTTGATTTTTTGTTAAAGTTATCTTTCTTCCAATTATTATATAACATTTCTACAATCCTTGCATTATCAGTATCTTTTTTAATATATTCTAATATATTTTTTTTATTTATTTCTGTTGCATCGTGCTTTAATATGCTTTTCCACATAATAATCAATAATCCTTTATCATACTAGTAATTCCTTTATACACCATTTCGGGGTCGGACTTAGCCGATACTATATATTTAAAACAAGGTATTCCCTTGTCATTTAACTGCCTCATTCCATATGTAAACGGTTCAAATATTTCATGTTTATCTATGGGCTTATCACTTTTATACTTCTCTCCCCACATATCATACTTGTTAGCCCATATACCAACTGCCATAGGATAATCCACTTCTTTTTTCTTTCTACCCGAAGGCCACCTTTCTGCTACGATAGTATCTACTAAAAACTTCCATGCTAATTGATGGTCTAAATTAGAAGGAGAATCTAAATGCCTATGGTCTATCATAAAAATAATATATTTTACTCTACGCCTTTGCATATCTTTGACCCATTCTTTCCAATAGATTGCTTCGCCTCCTAAGTCAGCACTTTTAATTGTATGAGAATCCCCATCAATCTTTACATTTTTTCTAGTGGCTCTATGTAAGCCAACTGTCCTTTCGCTTATTGTGGGAACTTCCCCCCTTGTTCTAAGTTGATGACTTAAGGTTGTTTTACCAACCATTGTAGAACCATATACTCCAAAATTAATTGCATGAACTCTTTTGTAAAAACCTATTATGGCCTCACCGACTAATATGGCAAAGCCTGTCATTATTGACATATTAATGACTCCAAATATCCTTAGCCCTCTCTATAATCCAACCCATTATATTGATGTCAAAGACTCCCATAATATTGCCTATCAAAAATGCTGATAGCCCAACACAAGAACCCCAAAAATACATCTTCATTTTTATGAAGAACATATCTGCCGAATGCGCCCGACTTTGATTATATACATAGTCGGACTCACTAAAGCCCATTATGTCGCCAAAGACCAATCAACCACAACCTATTGTTGTATAGTTGCCAAGAATTCATTTCCTATTGTATTGTCGTCGTATTCTTCAGTCGCCATAACACCGCTTCGCCAGTTTTCACGCCTTACTGTTCCAAATTGTTTCATACTATCTTGTAGTTTAGTTTTGATTTGTTCTTCTCTTTGTAGTCTTTGAAAATGATTTTCTATTTGTCTGTCTAACAATCTAATCTCAATTTTATCATTTAATGATAAATCAAACAACGCTTTCATAACCATGATTGCGCCAACTGTAATAAGCCCAAATAAAATAGAATGCGCTAATGCTCCGTAAGGAAAACCTAAACCGTATGCTGAATAAAAATATACATTCGCTCCGCTAACTGTTCCGACAAATAAAATTGTCATAACTAATCGTGTGTCTTGACTTAGTGCCGCCATAATAAAACCTCAATTGAACTCTACGGAAACATTAGCCGTAGAACTTCCTGCTTCTGTTACTTCCAAAAATATTCCGCTTCTGCAAAGAACTCCATGCATATCGTATTCAAGATTATAATGTCCTGTAACGCCATGATGTATTCTTGCTACTTCTGTTCCTGTATTATCTGTTCCGTTGAAAACTTTAACGGTAACTGCGTCACCGCCTGCAATTGTAATTGCCGCATGTATGCTAATTAACTTAGCCCCTTCGTTACTTACAACTGCGCTTGCGCCTAAAACTCCACTACTTCTACAACCGCCTATGCCTGTCATATTATCACCTGTTCAATCTATGGAGAAAGACTCCACCTATTTAATGTAGCGATTACTCTTTCTTTGATTTTGAAGGAGTTTTAGGCTTAGGTTTTGGCTTAGGTTTTGGTTTTGGTTTAGGTCTTGGCTTCTCTTTCTTAGGGAGAAGTTCGTCTGCTAAATCCTTAGCAGTAGAAATATCCTTACCAGTTTCCTTACAACCCATTAGAATAAGTTTGTCACTAAGTGCTAATAATTCTTCACGGTCTTCTTCACCAAAAGTAAAGAAATAATTTGGGTCGGAAAGACGAAGGACAGCCCATTTTACTGAAACTGTCGCTTCTTCTTTCCTTGTTATTTCTTGTTTTGGTGTAAGGTTAAGTCTACCGATTTTTGAATCATCAGTTAATCTAACTGTTACCAATCAAGCCACCTCAAAGGTTGCCCCAAACTCTTAGTCTAACAGAACCACCATTGCCATCATCGGAAACGGTAGCGTTTGTTCCATCAAGTGAAGTGAACATTAGAGCAAGAGAAGTGCTTGATTCATAAGCCCCTGTTGCTGAACACTCGATTTGAGGTTGTATTCCGTTAGCGTTATCAAAACCTGTAATTGTTGCACAATGTATTGTAGACAATCCAAAGTCAGCCGCAGGTATAACTGAACCTGCCGCAACAATGGAAGTTACATCAACTAGTGCATCAACAACATATTCATCACCGCATACTTTAGGTCTAGTGATTCCCTTGTGGTCTGCTAGTAAAGTTACTGTAAATGCCAATGCCATTTAAAATCACCTTACTGTCCGATAGCCATGAAATAAACTACATCACCGCTAACACAATGTATTGCTACATCACCACTTGATAGTGGTAAATCTGCATTAACTGTTGCCGCTGTCGCTTCTTCTGCACTTCCCTTATGGGTAAATACAAGACTTTCAACTAGTGATAGTCCAGTTTCGATGTTTCCATCGGTGCTATCCGAAGTAGTTTGACCACAAACTATCTTTCTGTTTCCTTCTAAATTCATTTCCAAATGTATTACTGTCGCAAATGCCATATATATCCTCTCCTTTTATCCTCACTGTATGTTTGTTATCTTTCCTTGACCTTTGAAGAAGGAACATCCAACTTCACCAATTGTTCGATACAAAGCCCTGTTACCTAGAGTTCCGACACCAAATGGGTTTCCATTAGCGATACCATCTTCAAAGTATTGTGTTGGCTTCATAACCGATAGCCACAAATGGTCTGTATCAAGGAATAGTAAATCACTTAGTTTTGTTGAAGCACTACCTGTTTGGCACATATCCTTAACAGGAATTAGTGGAATATCGTAGTATGTTGCTACTCTAAATCCAACTTCTTGTCCTTTAACTCCTCTAACACCATTTACGGTTGGTACAACTTCTTTTCTGTCCATGAATCTTTCTTGGCTTTGTAACAAATCAGCAAGTGCTTGAATTGTATCATATCCAGTTAGAATAACCTTTGGAGAACCACCGGCTAATTTCAAGTTTCTAATCATGTCATTAAGTCTTGTTAAAGTCAATGAACGGACATCACCGGAAGCATATCCACTACCAAAATCTACTTCTGCATCAAGGAAAGAAGCGGCATTAAATCTTTCACTACCGTAAATCTTTCCTAGAGCGTTAGAAGCGGAAGTTGTATCAGTAGCGATAACTCCACCGTCAATCGCTAGTAGTTCTGCTCTTGAGGTAATAACCTTGTTTAGAGAAGTATAGTTGTTTCCGATATTTGGCATAGCGGATGATTCACCATAATGCTCTAGTGGCATAACCAACATTTTGTTTTGTACTTCAGCATGGTGCTTACCCATATCTTCACGCATTTGCGCTCTAATATCGCCAATACCATCATCAATTTGTGCCATTTCCATAGCAAGTTCACTGAAATCAAATTGATGTGCAACTACTTTAGGACTCATGTTGAGTTGTGCATAAGTTGGTGCAATTGGGCCAAGTCCATCTTGTGCTGTTGAAAGTCCTGCATTTTCAGGAACACCACCAATCATATCTGCTCTTGGACTATCCGAACCTAGTTCTGCTAAGTTTTCTGTTCCGCTTGCATCAACAGTAAACAAGTTACCGCTTCCACCAGCAGGTCTTGACTTTAGAACTCTCCATCCGCTAGAAGAATATGGTCTTTTTGAAATCATTGAAAGAGCATTAACTTCTCTATTCAACATAGACCATACTTTCTGTCCGTAAACAATGTTGTATAGTGCTGATACATCACTAACAGCACTACCGGAGAATGCCGGAGAACCATCGTGTCCTGTGTGTATTCCACCAATAGCACCTGCTTGCTTCAAAAGAGCATTACCAGCAGGTAAATTGTTTATTCCATATGTGCTTGCTTCTAAATCTGCGATTGTGTTAATATAACCTGTCATCTTAAATTCCTCCTACCATTTTGTGAATGTCCGACCAATCTAATTCAGCCATTTCATCCATACTTGGGAGTTGTATTGCGGATTCTTTTTGAGCCTTTAGGATAGTTTCCTTTTCTGCTGTCAAAGATTTCCTTAGTTGTGTAAATTCATCCTTAAGGGAAGCAATCTCGCTTTGTGCATCATAGTTTTGTTTTGCGATAACATTCTCTCTTGATGTAACTTCTCTTGCGAATCTTGCTTCAAAAGATTTCTTTAGGTTGTCGTAAGCAAGTGTTTCAAGTTGTTCTTGTCGGAAAGCCTCATATGCTTTCTCAATGTTTCCAACTGACAAATCAAGAGTATCAAACTCTCCATTGTTAAATGCTTTTACAACTGGCATATCGGAAGCAGTTGGCTTACCACCACTAATAACGATACGGTCAGCAGGTTCACCAATTTGGTTTCCAGCACCATCAAGAGTTCTTACATATGCTTTGTTTTCATCATCTTGATATTCGCCCATGTTTTCGTCTTCATCATCTTCCATTTCCAACTCATCGGTAGGTATGTCTTGGGTTTCCTTAGTATCATCCATCATTTCATCATCTTTATGCATGCCCTTTTCATCTCCATGCATTCCCTTTTCGTGCATGCCCTTCTCATCGTCGAGCATCTCTTCTTCTTTACGAAGCGTATTTACTTCTTCTAGCAAAGTATCTAACTCCGCTAGGGCTTTTTCTAGTTTTTCACTCATATTATTGTCTCCTTTATCTTGTTTCAAAATATCGAATCTCGCTTCGGGGTTAATTCCTTTTTCGCATATAGTAATTTCATGTAACTCTAACTTGCTGATTTCATTATACTCACCTAAGTTTTCATTACTTTTCTTTACTTTTTGGAGGGCTTGACCTCCTATGCTAAAAGACCTTAGCGACCCTTTGCGAATGTTTCTGCCAACTTCTTTGGCTTTTTCTATATCGTCTCGTAGTTTAATTACTACAAAAAAACCAACATCATCTACTTCGGATTTCCAAAGTCTTCCTGTTTTATCTCTATAAGAATCTACAACTTCTCCAACTTGAACATTGGAGTGATTAGTCATAACATTTCTAAATTTAGAATCTTTCATGAACTTAATAACTGCTTCTTCTAATGCAGGTAAAGTAATTAAATCATTTTGCTTATCAACAATTTCAATACTAGCATAACCACCAATCATCAATTCATCACTTCTAGCCTTGAGGATGGAGAATCCATCATTTCTCGTTGCTAAAACTGCCGATGACATTTCGCTCAAAGGGAAAAAATTTCCTTTTGATATATAATACACACGGTTATTTTAAATCATTAATCCTCTTTTGGAGGTAATTTAAGACTACTATACTTATCTTCGTAAATATTCCATAATCCTTTATCTGCGTCAGTATCAGCAGGTTTCTGTTCATAGCCTGTCCATGCTAGCCACATTCTTTTTCCTTTAACTTCAAGCATTCTAACATGAAGTTTAGTTTCAAATTTATTACCATCTAAGAAATATTCATGATAGCCTTCTTTTTGAACGCCCAACTTAACATCACCACTATCAATTAGTTTGCGCTTAGATATATTCTTAGCAACAATGGCAGGAAACTTACCCGCCTTTCCGAACAATTCAAACACATCGTCTTGTGAATCTAATCTAACCATCCAATTAATACTCTCATCACCTAACTTCATTACTATGTTTAGGTTGTCGTCATCTCTAAGATATATTTTAAACTCACCACTTCTGTATTTTTCGGGAGTTTCGTATTCTTTTTTAATGGTGTCCATCAATATTTTATCATTTTCAGCAAACAACTTTTTTGTTTTAGCATCAAATGATATACCATCTCTATTTTCAAACCAATCCTTGACTCGGTTTTCTTTACTTTCTAATATATCTTGATACTTCTTTTTATGGTTCTTGACTAAAAAGTTATGAACTGCTTTAGGTGGTTGTGCGCCTTTTTCTTTTAAGAAATTAAATATAGCAACTGTGAGTTTAGATTGTTTTGTTTTCATTATTTCTTCTGCTTGCTCTTTCCACAAGTCTAAATCCATTAACGCATTCTTAGCCATTAAATTATCCTGTTCAAAACCATAGATAGTAAAACCATCCATATCCCCTTTAATTATTATATTAGCCTCACCGTGAATATGGTCAGTAACTACAATTCCTTTTTCTACTTCTTCTACATTATATTTGAGAGACTTATCAGCATTGTTAATTAGCATTTGTAAAGTAACTAACTTATCCGGTGTTTTACATTCAGCAATCTCATTTATCTTTGCTGAATAAACCAAAGGCTTACCCTTCACTTCCTTTACCTTATCAATAGAAACTCTAACCACTTCTCCGACATCTGCCGAAACTTTAGTATTAGTAGCACTACCAACATTAAGATAATTTATACCTTCTATTTTTTCATCACCTTCTTCAACTGGCCCTGCTCCCAACTTGTAAGAAAAATTAGAACCGCTTTTCTTTTTATCAAGAACAATCAAATCTAATTCTACAAAAGGCTTCCACCTAATCCACTTAGGGTTTTTCTTTGTTCCTAAGAAATAAGTAGATGTAGAATCTTTAATCATAGCCCCTTCTGCCGTTGGCATTTCCATAATTTTCTTAGCGTATTCTTCTACATCTTTTATATTATCTGCAACTCTAGTATCTTTTTTAGATGGGAATGTTAAATCTTCACTAGAATGTATAGAGTAGTTGTTGAACATTATTTGCATTCTATTTTCTAATGTGTCTTCCATTAGATTTTCTTCATTGTGTCTCATAATGTCAAACACATGAATCCTAGCCCTACCATCTCTTTTTCCTTCTAAATATTCTACGGCTTCTTTTCTTTTTAGAGAATCTTCACCATCAAATAAAACTAAAGAAGCATCCAAGATACAATCACCAAAATGTTTTTTCTTTAATTCTTCAACTGCCTCTTTACACTTTGATGTAATGTCTTTTCCTGTATAATCATAGACTTTTATATTCTTATCTATTTTATGTAGTTGAATTCTAAATCCATCATATTTTTCTTGAACATAGAACTCACCACTAAATCCCTTTAGTTCATTCATATCTTCTATTGTAAATATTCTATACATTGGTTTGTTAGGAATTATGAAATCGCTTTGGGCTTTCTCTTCTTCGGATTTTTTTTCTTTTAGAATAGTTTTATCATCTTCTTTTTTATCATCCTTTTCGTCTTTAGCCTTAGCCTCGTCTAAATCTGTATCTATGTCTTCTAGTTCAGCCCATTCTTCTTTAGTATTCTTAGATAAGAATATTAATTCTAACATATTCAAAGCGGCTTTAACTTTAGACTCAACCTTTTTTGAGTCTTTACCATCACCATAATGTTCTATGATGTATAAGGCAACATCATCTACTTCTAGGTCTAATCCCATAAGCCCTTCTGTAATATCATCGGGCTTCATATCTTTAATTGAATATGCTTCTTTTGGTAATGCCTTATCATCTTCTCTAATAGCGTAGTGAACAAACTTAATCATAAGTTCCGGTGATTCTAATAATGCTTCTAACACATTACCTTTGAATTTTTTAGCAAAAGGGTCGCTAACTTCATCGGAAGAATATCTTAGTGCCTTTATTGCTTCGTATAATTTTTCAGCATTGTTTGTTGTTGGGTCGGAAACATCATTTGCTTCTAATAAGTCTTCATCAATATAATCTTTAAGTTCATTTGAAAGAGCATCTGTCATTTCATATGCGTCTTTAATCTTATTTACTGCGTTTCTCCATTTAGAACCGTATTCCTTTGGGTCGGTTCTTGCTGAAAGATAAGCGACTCTCGTTCTTTCAAAGAGTCTTAGAATATCTGTGGATATTGACTTATCCTTCTCAATAAGGAGAGGCATATTACATCACTCAAAACTTCTAGTTTTATCGTATTTAGCACCTGCTATTGGTAAATATTTACTATCCGTTCTATCAATTGCATCAAAATCAGGGTCGCCCTGTCCGTATTTTGCCGCATCTAAAAGCAGTTCATCTATTCTATCTATTTCTTCTTGTATTCTTCTAATTTTATCTTTTAAGGCTTTCTTATTACTATTTTCTGCTCCTTTTAGTTCTAATTCAATTGCCCTTAAAGCATCTTTCATTTTCATATTTACCATTGTCTTATGAGTTTTACCAGTCATTAATTTTCTAGGTGGCCCTTGAAATTTTGCTTTCTTTAAACTCTCACCCGCTAAACCATACCCTTCTTTCTTTTGAGTTTGATTAGTAATCTTAGAAGCATCTTGCACCTTTGGCCTCTTAATCTTTTCAACTTCGGGGTCTGTATCTATTTCCAATACTTGAGTTGGCTCAATGTTCTTTCTTTTCTTTGCGCTTAATTCTTCTTTAGCCTTTCTTGCTTTTTCAATAGCAAGGCTAACTATTCTTTCTTGTTTTGTTACTCTTTCCGGCATTACTGACCACCTACATTTTCTACCATCTTATGAATATCTTTCCAGTCCATGTTTCCAACATCTTTCAGTGGTGAACCTGCACCAATTGTATTATCCATCTTAGGAGTTGGAGTATCAACAACAACAAAACCGGACTTCATTAGTAAGTTATCGTCATTGTAAACTGCTTTCTCTAAACTTTCTATCTTAGCACTAAGGGCTTTAATGATTTCAAGTAACTCTTGATTAATTGTATTTTCTTCACTCATCACAAATCCTCCTTTCTTCTACGATATTCTGCTTCTGTAATTTTTCCACTCATCAATTGCTCTACCAGTTTTTCTAATTTAGCCTGTCTACTACCTCTAGGCACAGTCCTAGAACCTCTAGCGACCTTTATTTTACTTCTATCTTTTCTGCCGCCACCGATTCCTTTAGCCTTTATAAAATTCCACCAACTCATCTCTTTTCCTCCTTTGGGGGATATACTAAATCTCTTAACTGTCTGTAAAGCAATTCATAGTCCTTACGAAGTTCCGTAGCCGAAGCAACTATATCTATATTCCGTTCTTCCATAGACTTCATTTTCTTTGTAAGTTTCTTATCCGATTTAACTAATTCAACATCTTTTAATGCCGATACTAATTCACCTAACTTAGTAAAGTCTTGACCAAAAAATTCTGTTGGTTGTGCGGCCTGTAATGTTTTCTTTAGACGCTTAGTTTGTTTCTTATCTAATGTGTCTAATATATTCTTCTTTACTTTTTCTTCTTTTTTTATGATAAATTCTTTACCTTGTTCATAATAATCCCATGTCATCAGTCTTCCTCCTCAAATAATTCCGGTGATTCTTCTCTTAATCTTTTGAGTCTTTCTTTGTCTTTTTGGTCTGCTTCTTCTTTTTCTTCTTCTGCCTCTTCTAAAAATTGCTTGAAATTTTTATCTTCACTCGCCAGTTGTTCGGCAAGCGCAGGATTTTCGGAGGCTAGTCTTATTTTCTTACTCTTAGTTGAAGTTTCTATTTTACTCTTAAATTCTTTATATTCATCTGTTGTATCAAAGGCTCTAGTGTAGTCAATATTACTATTTATAGTGGAATAAACTTCTCTAACAATTTCTCGCATTTCAATAAATTCTGTTTCATCCACACCTTCTCCAAATGTTCCTTGTAATTTTTCTAAGACTCGGCTGTAATTAGTTATTTGATAGTCTACCAAATTCGTCATTCTTTTGTCCAATTCTTTTGCTAGTTTTACTGATTCTTCATGACCATCTTGTAGTCTTCTTAATTCTTTTACATAATCCCTAAACTCATCAACTGCAAAGGCCGCTAATGTCATTCGACTAAAACCTTCTTTTTCGGGGTCTAATATTTCTGCCGTTTTTTCGTCTTTTATTTGTCTTCCAATATCAAAAGCATCATATAGCGAAACATTTTCTTTCTCTCCCTGTCTTCCTTCAACCATAGGTATGTATTCAAAGGTCAATTGAGACAAATCCATAAAGGCTTTATTTTTACTAAATGCTTCTGTTAAATTCTTGATTCCTTCATTCAATTCTTTAATACCCTCATTGTATTTGTCAATAATTCCTTTAGACCTATCTTTAACTTTATCCGTTGAAATATATTCTTCGATTGCTCTTTTTATTTGTTTTAATGCTCCCTTATACACTCTAGGTTTTCTTAATGGTTGCCCGCCATCAAATACCTCTAGTATAATATCGAAACTAGGGAATAGTTTACTTACAATACTAAATATTTCCGAACCTGCTAATGGAATAATATCTTTTGTTAAGGAAACAGGTAAACTTACATCCATTCTTAACTTATCTAATGTTTCTTTAGTAGACATTTCTTTAAGAGCATTGGTAACAATAACTTCTCTAGGTTTTGCTTTATAGCCTCCGCTTTTAAAATCTTTAACATCAAATTCATCCATAAATTTTAATTCTTCTTTTATGGTTGTCAATTTCTTTACAGTATTAGCATCAACAAGCACTTGTTCAAACTTTTTAGTATAGGCTTTCGCTATTTTTGCTATTCTTCTCTTATCTTTTCCTGCGTAAATAGAATCTCTTTCGCCTTCTAATTGTCCTATCATATTTTTGAAACTCTCAAACATTTCAGTAAAATCATCTAAAGCATCAAATAGTTCTTCACCTTCATCTGCTGATTTTATATTTTTTTCTAAAAATTTAGTTATTGATTCTCTATTCTTTTCCCCTCTATTAAGGTTAATTTTTAGGTCTGCTTTTTGTTTCTTTAAGTCTTTTAGCAATTGCCCCATTTCACTTCTCAATTCATTTATGAATTCTTCTACTTCTTTGTCTCCTTTAGGGAGTTTTCTTCTAGCCTCCCTAATCAAATCCATTTTTTCTTTAATTTGTTTTTCAGTGAGATTTATTGTTTTGAATTTTTTTCTTTTTGCTAAATTTTTACTAAAGTTTAATTCTTGTTCTAGCCTTTCTGCTCTTTCTATATATCTATCCCAAATCCGTTCTAATGCTTCGGGCGTTGTTAGTTTCTCATTATCTTTTGATTCTATTGAAGGAAAGTAAGAAACATATTTTGGTTTCTCTATTTCTTTGTTATACTTCAAACCCTTTTCATCTAAGGTTATTTTCTTTACCATCGGTGTAACAGTTTTTGCCCGAACCTTCAAGTCTCCTTCGGTGTCTTTTGTATCATTTACAACTACGCTGTCATCTACCGTAAATACTCCACGAATTATTCTCATCTTAGCAAGTCTTTCTAATACTTTGAATAGTCCTGTAGATGCTTCTTCTTCTGCCTTTATGTATTTATTTACTACGGTCTTTGGTATTCCTATACCTGCAATCATCATCTTTCTGCGTCTATCTGTTATTTTTTTGAATCTCTTTTCTTTGATACTTCTCAACTTCTTTCTTTTCTTTTTAGTTTCAGTATCTATACCTTGAACACTTCTTCCTGTAAGTTCCTCAAATGTATCTACAACAGCATTCATTACTTCACTATCTTTCAAAATACTACTAAGACCATCTATTACTGCTTTTAGTGTATTAACTCCGGCTTCTCCATCAGCGAGTGGAAATGGCCTAACATCCCACACCCACTTTCCTTTTACTTTCTTAGCATCAAAATATCTAAACATATCAGTTTCTTCTTGTTTTTTAATTTTCTTAGTTTGTTCTCTAGCAAATCTTTGATATGCCTCTTCTTG